CCCCCATATCTATCTAAGGCGTAGGTCGAAGGGTGAGAGAGACAGCCCTGTCTGCTTTGATTACTTGTTGTGTCAAGCTCGTGGTGTTGGTCCACGACCATGCGGTGACTGCTACGGTCAACTCAGAGCCTGTTTGGCAAAATTGCCTAATAAGGGACTGAATGAAGAAATGGCTTCCGTCACGGTTGCTCTCACGGCTGGATGTGCTGCTGCTTTCTGGATTGTTTTCCAGAGCTCAAACACATTAACCGGAGACTTGGCCGATGAGGATACTATATTGGATGTAGCTGCTGCATTAACGTTGGGGGCTCCTTCAATGTGGTAGATAACTTCCACGTCGAAAGGCGAGTTCCCTGTGACACCACCTTGAAAACTGATAACTGTGGTTTCAAAGCCGGAAATCCTGAGATAAGAGGCATCACCTGCCTTTGAACCCCCCCCGGGGTATGCAAATCCAATAAATTGGTCGTTGGTTTTCTTAAAGACAAACGCTTCAGGGTCACACATCTTGGGCACAATGGTGTACCCAGTTTGACACATGTCCTGGTTGCTCACAACAATGGAGCCCGGAAAACTGGCTAGTTTGCTGCCGTCAACAACGTCCGAAGTGGAGGGAATCCCCCACGCGGTCATCGTGTTAGGTGCAGAACCATTTGAGTCAGTGGCCGGTTGGACCCCACTAATAGTGAAGTTGCGAGTGTTGGCCCAGCTCGCAGTAGGGATCGTCGCAATGACGAACTTTCCCTGGGCATTCGTGGCGCTTGACATCCCCTTCACCCTCACGCCCATGCCTACTATCCGATAATCGGACAGTGAGGTCGCTAGGGCTGCTGTTGATAAAGGGTACCTGGCACTCGCTACCGTTGAGTTGTCCATATAGATTAAAGGTACGCCACCTGTGATAGAGGTTGCGCCTGGAGACACTATAGGGAGTGCTAAGTTTGGGAATATTATGATGTCGCCAGAAGTTGCAGCTGGTGTGACAGTCGTGTCGATCTTTATTGCATAGGTAGATGTGTGCGAATTGTAAGTGTCCAAGACTCTTGCCCCATATGCAGTCTCTGAGAAAGGATGCATTAGTGCTGCAGCGTAAGCTGTTTCTGGGTTGTTTGTCTGGGACTTCGCGGTCATTGCTCGACTTCGTGTCTTGCGGGCAGGTATCTTTACTGCCGCTCGTTTTGTCTTTGTTTTTGCTTTCTTCGTCATGTAGTATATTAAGAAATACTACCCGCAGAAGCCAGGATTTTTGCCCTGGCTTGGTCCTTTCAGGGAAATAGGCTGCCTTTAACCTCGGCAATTGTTTCCCGCCCTTATCTTTCACCCACTCAGGTAGCCTTTATTATCGACATTTCCGTGGGACCTGCAGCTCTCTAGTTATCTAGATCCATGAGCAATTTCAACTCATCAAAACGTATAGCGCTTGACAAGGTAGCTCGTGCGAGGATCTCGGAAAGTTTTCTTTCTAGTACCTTTCCGTCGATGCGATACCTAGAGTAAAAGAATTCCCAGGTGGCTTCCGTGGCACCCGAGGGGCCATCTGGGCGGAGATACATGTTGTGTTTGACGACGTTTTTATTCAATCGTGTCGTCGCATCTATTTTACTCAACATGTTATCACAATAAGTACGTATTAATGGTACGTGGTTTGCTAGGTGCTGATAGCCCAAAATGGTGCCACGTACGTCTTGCTTAGATAGCTTCGCACATGTAAACCCCATCTTGGGTAACAGTTTGCCTGGCTTCGGTCCTAATACGGTTCCACGAGTAGTGGGCCAGAAAAGAGAGGAACAAAATTCTACATTATAAATTTCATCAGACAGCTTCGCTTTTGCTTTGAAGCCGAAAGCTGTCATAGTGTCGGTATATTTCTTTAAAAAGACCTCACGGTTTCCAATTTCTACTGATAAACAAGCTAACAT